TTGCACTTCTAAAGGAACAAATGTTTTATTATCTCCATAAGGATTAGAAGTAAACTCATATAACGCCTGACTTTCTTTTGCTCCTATTTGATTGCTGTTTTGATATAACAATGCTTCTGTTTTAACAGCTTCCATTGCTGACATATCTCCAGATCGTTTTGCATCATAAGCTTTTCCCCATAAATCATTTGTAATTAATGATGCGTCTGAGTTCCAAGTAGCTGTTGCTGTAGCTTTTTTACTTCTAAGATAATCTATATCTACATTTTTATAATGCGTTTTTTTTCCATTAATTTGTTCATTAGCTAATTCTATAAACCTTAATGGATTACTTGCTACTAATTTATCTATAGATGATTCTTCTATTTGTCTGGGTAGCTGAACTCTTCTTTCTGCAACATCTTCTATAGAAAAAAGATTCATTTTATCCCAAGTATCTAAAAGATCATTAGCACCTACAATGTCACCCTTTTCAATAAGTTCTTTATATTCAACTTCATTTACTGCTTGAGTTTGTTTTGTTAAATTAGACAAACCTTCTAGTTGTGCAACACCAATATTTTCTTTAATACCAGAATTTAATGTAATATTATATTCAGCTTGTAAATCTGGATATTGTTGAAGTCTAGGGTCTTGTGCTATTTGTTGATATTCTTTTTTTAAATCGTTAAGTTCTGTATCTTCAGATGTTCCCCATACGTTGTAATCAGTTCTTCCGTCTTTTGAAGTTTGATAAAAACTATCTGCTATTTTTTTCTTAGAATCTAACTCAAGTTTTAAAAGGTTACGCTCCGCTTGTTCTTTTTTTTCCTTTAATAATTCATTTCTTTCAAAAATTTCATTAGTAACCTCTTGAAACATATTAATAGAACTAGCAATCATTTTATCTTCAGCACCAGCTTCTTGGATCATTGCACTAGCCAGTTCGCCACTAATAGCTTGAGTTCCAGTTTGTGCTGAAACCCCTACTTGTCTGTCATATCGTTTAAGTGAAATAGCCATTAGTAACTCCTTAACATATTTTGAACGTAGCTAGGCATACGACCTCCACCTAGGTTCTGTAAATTAGACTCCATCGGAGGAGTTTTGGTTGGCATTTTAGACAACGCACTTGCCGCACCCAACACACCACCAATCATAGCCTGACGACCTTGTGCTTTGTATGCTGATG